CTCACGTCCCGCGGCCCGGTGAGTGTAGGCGGCCAGTCGAATTCACGCGCGCAGACGAGGCAGAGATACCGCCCCGGCCGCGAGCCTTTCGGTAGGCGCAAGCACTCAATTTCCGGCTGGCTGTCGCAGTGTGGGCAAATCGGCTCACTGGCCATCGGCGGGCTTTGCGGGCTTCGTCTTGGCCTTGGCAATCGCTTCCACCACGGGTGCGACCATCTCAGGGTGTGCGAGCAGCCACTTCAGCGCCTTTCCTAGCCATTTCCACATCAGGCCCTCCACGTCACCGCAAAGCGCGGCGAGTAGTCGAATGAACTCGGCGCGACGCCATCGGCGTCGGTGTCCGCGCGGAACGGCTCAAGACCGAGCGCCCGATACAGCCGCGTCGCGAATTCCGAGCAGAACATCCGAGGCGACTCTCTGCCCTGCCAGCGCGCGTAGTAGAACGCCAGCAGCCCGAGGTAGTCGTACCCCTGCCCGCGCACCGTCACGAACCACTCCCGGCCTGCCGGCCAGTCGAGCTCCGCGTCCGGCCGTAGGACGCGCCGCAAGCCGGATGTGTCCACGGGGTACTCGTTCACGCCCTCCCCGTTGCGACTCGCCCAGGTCCAGCCATCGCCCACGTAGACCTCACAGTGCGAGACATCGCTCCAGGTCTTGACGCGAATCCACCAATTCACCACCGACCCGCGCCGGTCGAATAGCAGGAGATCGCCAGGGTGAAGCTCGGGCGTCACCGGAAGACCCGTTGCAGGAGCGTGAAGATGGCGTCCTGCTTTGCTTCGATTCGGGCGAGCGCGTCATCCGGCGTCGGTGTAGGTGTCGGTGTTGGCTCCGGCGGTTCGGTAGCGTCCTGCCACTGCACGTCCGTGTACACTGTGCGCGCCTCGATCCACTCTTGATCGGGTCCAACGTGTTCGCCATCACTCACAGGACCGGGCACGTAGTGCAGCCACGTAACGCGGAGCTCGTTGACGCTGGGATTGTCCCGCATGATGCTGATCGCCTCAAAATGCGGCGGCTGACTCTGGGGAATCAAGACTCCCAGCGTATCGACCGAGATTCGCCCGGACGGATTGCGCTTGCGCCCGAAGGCCGGATCGCGCAGCCGGCAGAGGTAGACGACGCGATCAAGAAAGCCGTTCGCGTCCACTGCCCGCAGGCCGGGCCGCAGGCTCTCGACGCGGACAATCGCGTCCCTCAGTAGTTGTTCTTGAGCGAGTGTCAGCAACGTCATATCGTCCCTTCCACCATCATCTGCGCGAGTCGCCGCGCCCGCGCCCCGACTTGATGCGCCCACACGCTATCGAGCATCTGCCCGGCCGCTGTGGCGTGGTCGCCCGCTTCGAGCGCCGCTAGCATCCGGCGGAACCGCTTTAGCCCACCAATGCCGAGGTTGAACGCCATGTCCACAAGCACGATCTGCCGGGCCGGCGCGAGGTCCGCGAACCACGGCCACGTCGCCGCCACCCCCCCAAGCGCGCGGTCGATGTCATGATCGAGCAGCATCATGGCTTCATCGTGGCTGATGCCCACGTCGTCGAGATTTCTGCCGACTCCTATAGTCAGCTTGCCGACCGTGTCGCGGTAGGGCTTCAGTCTGACGCCTTCGTGTTCGACGAGAAGCGCCAGCAACGCGGGGCGATCATCCCTGGTCATGGACTCCGTTCAGCTTCGCGCTTCGCCGTTCTCGAATGTCGAGCGCATCGGACAGCCGATGGATCGCTTTCTCGGTCGCCTCGCTCGCCGCCGCTGACCGTTCATTCGCGCTCGTCGCGGTCTGCACCACGCCCACAAGCATATTGACGAGTACCTGCGCCGTCTGCCCCTGCTCCTTTTCTAACTGGCTCATGCGTCGAAGGTCGCGGCGGTACGACCAGAGCACCGCGATCAAGGCTAGCGTCAGGCCTCCCTCACGAAACGCCAGCCGAAACCAGTCGGCTTGTGTTTCGAGCGTGCCTGGACCAGATTGGAGAGATTCCGCCGCGCCGAGGCTCCCCGTTAGAACAATCGCCGTCATCAATCCAATCGCCGCGATCCCTTGGGCGCGGACGCGCCACCGTAACACGCGCAGCCGATTGACGATGGTCATTGCCAGTGCCACGATCATCAGCCCTTCCCCTTTGGCTGCGGTGTCATCGTGCAAGCCGCATCATCGGAGGTATAGGGCACCTTCGCGTCGAGGCCGTACTTCTTCGCGAGTCCATCAAACACGGCCCCAGCGCGTTGGCCTTCGACGTAGCAGTGCAGCCGCGCTCGTTCGGCCTGCACATCAGCCGTGAGCTTCACGACTTCGGCGCGGGCCTGGGCCGCCATCAAGTGCCAGTAGTCGGCCGGGTCCAGCGTGATTGCGTGCGGTGTCTCGGCCATCGGTTAACTCGCCGGTCCTAGTGCGCTCACATGAAAGTTGCCGCTGGCGTCCACCACCAGATACTTATCGCCGGCCGCGAAGGTCGGCGTGCCAGAGACATGACTCGATCCTTGAATGTTGCCCGAGATGAACACACCGGCTGAGCCGTTCAGATACGCTTCGCTTGCGTTTGTCGCATGGGTCGATCCGTACAGCACCAGAGACGCCCCGAAGCCTTCGGTGCCCCCGTAGATTCGGGCGTAGCCGGTATCGATCGTCCGGTAGACTTCGGCGGCTCCCAGTTCGATCTCAGCATTGAATCGAAGGATTTGACTGGCGGGTGTCGCGTTGAACCGGCCGTAGATGATCGCACCGGCAATATCGCCAGCCCGATTCGTGCGGTCTTGGTTGTCGATGAAGAATTCGTTACCCTGCGTCGTCGAGTACGCCCCGGCATAGTACCCGACGGCGACGTTACCCGCTCCGCTCGTGTTGCCATAGAGTGCATAGGCACCCACGGCCGTGTTCGTCGCACCCGTGTTCGTCCCACCACTGAGAGCGGAATACCCGATGGCCGTGACGTTGTTTCCCGTGTTGGAGATCGCCGCGTTATGCCCGATGGCAATGACTCCCGCGCCGGTATTGCTCTGCGCCGCCGCGTAGCCGAGCGCCGCAAGACTGGCCCCGGTGTTGCTCTTGCCCGCGTTCGCCCCGACCACGGCGATATAGTTGGCGGCACTCTCGTAGCCCGCATAATCACCGAACGCCACGGAGTAGGTGCCGGTGTTGCCATAGAGCGCATACAGCCCGATGCCGTTACAGTGCGTGCCCGTGTTCGTTTGCAGCGCGTGCGACCCCATGCCGTTGCAGTGATCGCCTGTGTTGGCGTTCAGCGCATTCAGCCCCACGCCGTTGCACTGCACCCCGGCGTTGTTCAGGAGCGCGGTATAGCCGAGGCCGCTACAATAATCACCCGTGTTGCCGCTGAGCGCGTTGTACCCGAACGCGAAATTATGATGAGTCGCATCGAAGGTCACACGGCCCGTGTTGAGGTGAAGCTCGTGCGCCTCAAGAGAGGGACTAGAAAAGGCACTGCCCGTCACCGCCTTGATCGACAACCCCGTGAGCGACCCGTCGTAGGTAGCCCCGTACGTGTCCACGCAAGGCGTGAACTTCAGGACGGTCGTGTCCAGCGCCGTAAAGTAGTACGTGGCGTTGGTGACGTTCGCGGTGATCGAGCCGAGACTCACGCCGCCGACCGTGATGGCAACCGACCCTTCGGTGAACCCCGTCGTCGAGAGAATGAGCTTATAGAGCGTCGTCGCCACAGGCGCGAAGATCGTCGTCAGCGCCGTAACGCCCGCACCGTGATCCCATTGGCCGGCAGCGAAGGACCAGCCCGCCCCCGATCCGAGCGTCCCGTCGAAGGTGATCGCCTCCGCTCCGAGGGTTTCAGCCGGCAACCCATCAATGGCGTCGAGCAGAGAATCGACGGCGGACTTGTCCCAGGCCGTGCCAGTCGTCAGCGTCCCATCGTCGTCCTGAAGGGAGTCGTACCAAGTCCTACTGATAGTCGTGGCCATTAGAACGCCCCTTGAGGTACAATCACTTTATGCAACGCACGCATGGCATGTGTACAACGCAGGAATACAAAAACTGGTTTTCGATGAAGTCCCGTTGCACGAACCAGCGAAACTATGCCTATCGCTACTATGGTGGCCGAGGAATCACCGTGTGCGATGAATGGATGACGTTCGAACCTTTCCTGCGTGACATGGGCCGTCGCCCTAGTCCACAGCACAGCCTTGATCGCATTAACAATGACGGTCCATACTGCCGCGAAAACTGCCGATGGGCCACGCGCACCGAGCAGATGCACAACACGCGAAGCAATCGCTGGTTTGAGCTGAACGGACAACGTATGGTGCTTCAGGATTGGGCGCGACAAATAGGAGCGTCTTACGCAACGCTGTACACCCGCCTTGCGCGAGGATGGCCCGTCGAAAGAGCCTTGACCTTGCCGCCGAAGATAGGCAGAAACCAGCACGGCTAACGTGATGGTCGCCATGCGCTACCGTCCCTTGATCTGGCGCACCAGATCCTCAAAGCTGTATCGCTTGCTCGAGGCTTCCGCCCGCCGCCACGGCCAGATCGTGGTATTCACCCCAAAGCGGTCCAGCGTGACCCGCTGGATCTTCAAGTCCGTTTCGTCCAGACTCGTCGGAGCCGCGAGGTCGAAGGTCACTTTCCGCGCCGCTGTCACGGAGCGGTCCCGCGTGGTCCAGGCCACGCTCACCACCGGATCGCCGTTCAATTCCAGGGCCGCATCGCAGCGAGCGATCATTTCTTCTTCGGACAACCGGCGGTCCTGAATCCAGCCCTCCACAATGCCGTCACCGCCCGTAAGTGCTGCGAGCGTGGCTTGCCGGGTATAGTCATCGCGCTGTACGACAAGCTGAATCTCAAGGTTCGCGAACGGGAGGTCAGCCGTGATCGAGCCGTCGCCGGACGCGGGAATCCCCGTCAGCATGGGCGATGCCGTCGCCGTCGCGTTGTAGATCACGGCCGCCACAATGGCCCCGAGTCCGCTTTCAGGAATGCCGGTTAGCGTGTTGGCGGAGAGGCCCGTATACCGGATGATCTGGTCGCCCGGCAGGAACGCCCACCCACCGCCAGACTCGAAGTTGCCCGCACTCGCCAAGAGCAGCGATGTTTCGCCAGGGTTGACTTGCCCGTCTGGCTGCGTCAGGCCGGACGTGTCGCTCGTCGGCACGTTCGCGCCGAGACTCGCGTCCGCCGTTGCGTCCTGTACGCCCGTCGTCGCGGTATTGTTGGCGATGGTTTGCTGAAGTTTCAGTTGCGACCCGCCCGCCACCGTGCGATACACCTTGCGATTCGTCGTGCCCGTTGGGCCAATCGCAATCCCGGCAATCGTTGCTTGCCCGAGCGTCGTGGAATTCGCTACAGGCGGCCCGGTCGCATCCACGGTGAAATTAGTGGCCAAGCCGATCGAAAACACTGTGCTCCCGATCCCGTTGCTATAGCTGTAATACCCAATCCATGACCCGTTCTTGTTGACCCACAACCGCTTCCCCGTCGCCGCCGGGTCGGTCGTAGATGCCATCGAACCGCCATGACAGAGACTCGGGAGGCTACTCACTTCAGCAATCACCACAGTCGGGGATACCGGACTCGCGAGCGTTTCCCCGCCGCTGACCGTCCACGTGTACGCCACATAGATTGAATCACCAGTCGTCCATTTCGTCGCTCCGCCAACCCAATTATCGTAGAGCGATGGAGCAACGGTCGGATCGGCGAGACTCCCGCCGAGCGTGACCGACTTGACCGGCGAGGGTAGCGTTTCTCCCGCCGCCGTGACCCATGTATAGGCGTACTCATGGACGCCCGCCTCGACTCCAGCGCCGGCAGCGCCAGCTACCGCAGGGGCGGCACTGGGCGTCACCCCTGGCCCGACCAGCGTTCCGCCGCCGCCTGTAGCCTTGCCGGTGTACGTGAGCATCCGATGCTCGACCTTCGCGATCCCGCCGCCGGCACTGAACGGGGTCGCGTCCTCAACCGGAATGCGCGTCTCCCCCGCTTCGCAGGCCGCCAGCAGCCGCGACCCCATACCCTCGCCGTAGTACCGCGTCCGCACCTGCGACAGATCGCGATTGATGGCAAAGCTATCCATCTCCGTCGTGTGCGGTGCGGCGTCCGTGACGCTATTCGCTGACTCTCCCGCCGTCAAGAAGGCATGCAGATCCTTGCCATAATCGATCTTCCAGTAGCCGCCGATGCGAGACATCACACGGTCAATCGCGTCGGACACGTCCTCATTCGTGAAGGTGATTTCATCGATGGTCGTCAGCCCGGCTTCGACATTCGCGTACGTGAATCCGCTGGTGAACGTGTCGATCAGGTCTTGCAGAATCGCCGTCGCGCTTTCGTTCGTGTACTGCTTGCTCACCTTGCGCCGATTCAGGAGCCAGGTGTAATCGAGGCACGTCAGGTCATACGCCACATTGGCCGCATCGCCGGCTTCGGTGACTTGATCGATCGCGATGATGTGCCCCGCGAACACCAGATGCCGCGTCACGCTGACGGTGCGAATCCCGATCTTGATCTCGTGCCCGTAACTCGGCACGAAGCCGGACACGCGCAGCCGCGCCTTATTCGGTACGCCGCCCTCGTACTCCGTGATCGACAGCCCATCAACCCGGCAGCTCGAAGTTCGCGTGGTCCCGTTGATCGTGATGACGACAAGCGGAGAGTACCCGCCCAGCCGAAACGCCGCGAGCCGCGCCCCGTTCAGGATGGCTTGCTGCGGCGCCCGTTGACCTGCGACTAGAAACCCCATCAGGCCCGCCCCACGGCAATGCCGCCGCTCCGCAATTTCTTGTCGATGGCGTCTGACACCATCCGGGCGAAGCGCGCCTGCCCGGTCGGCGTATCAAAGAAACTTCCCCGCGCATCGACGGACACGGACACCCCGCCCAACGCACTATTCGGCGTCACGCTCGCGCCGCGCGGCAAGTTCACGAGCTCAGGCCCGCGCTCGCCCACAATCGCCGGCCCGCCGCGGAAGTTCTCCACGCCAGACGTAAAGCCGGGAATGTACGTCGTTGGCATCGGTGGCGGTGCGGGCAGACCGCCAATCCTCCCACTCATGCCCGTATGTTGCGCCAACCAGTCGTTAAACTCGGCCGTCGCCTTCGCCTGCTCCAAGAGCGCCACGCTCGTTTCGATGTACGCCCGCCGCATCTCCGCAAACGAGCGCACCACAACCGATGCCGCCCCAGTCGCCCCTTGCGCGAGATGGTCGTAGCTGATCGTGCCGACGAGCGCCATGCCCTCAAACGCTTTACCGGCTTCTGTCGCGCTCGCCGCCGCAGTCGTGTTCGCTGACGCCATCTCGCCCGCGCCGGCCGCCATCAGCTTGGCCGTCTCCGCGTCGAAGGCGGCCTGCTCCGCGAAGAACGCCGCTTCCTCCGTGAGCGCCTTCAGCGGGTCGAGGTTGAGCCCGACCTGCTGCCCCACGCTGGCGAAGTCATCGCTCAGGCCAGCCGTTGCCGACCGCACGAGCTGCTGCATCCGGACCAGATCCGCGAGTTGCGCCGTGAGCGTGCCGCCGGCCGCTTGGAACTTCAGTGCGGCCTCCGTCGCCCGGTCAAACATCGCCACGGTCGGCGTGCTAGTCGCCAAGAGCGACGACCAGACGTCATCGAGCAGTGCGATCTCACCAGTCAGATTTGGCCCGGCGATCTGCTGACGGAGTTTTTCGAAGGCGGCAATGTTCTCTATGACTGGCTTGGTCAGTTCCTCCGTCACGCGCTTCAGTTCGCTCTCTGACATCGTGAGCGCCTTCGCTTGGCCGGATGCCGTGTCGAATATTCCCCCAGCCGATGCCACAGTGGGAATGAACTTCCGATAGACCGCTCCGAGATTATCAAGCTCGTGATTCTGTTCCTTGAAGGCCCCGGCCGTCAGGGCCAACACGTTCGCAGCAGCAACCTTAGCCCTAAGATAGAACGCCTCCCAGGAGTCTCCCGCATCGTCTAACGCCTTAACTGTCTCCTCGGCCATTAAGGGTGTCGCAACCGCCAACGCATCAATGTCCGCCTTAAAGGTCGGCAACAACTGCGCACCAGAACGGCCAAAGAGATCTCTCGCTATTCTTGTCTGTTCCAGTGAACTCGGAATTTTACTAATAGCATCAGCAATGAGAGTGAACATTTCATACGGATTCGCCGCCAGCAATTCATTAAGGTTCAGGCGCAACGCGCGTACTGCCCCAACCGCAGACTTGTCTCCACTTGCAAGCCGATCCATGAGCATACTGACCGCATCCGTGATCTGCGTCAGCGAGTTACCCGACTGCGTCGCGATGAAGCCCAGTTGCTGAACTTCCGTGGTCGTGATGCCGAGCTGAGCCGCAGCACGGGTCGTCTCATCCCCCATGCGGATCAGTTCTCGGGTGAACGCGAGCAGCGATCCGATCGAGAACGCCGCGAGAATCTTCGGGCCGATGAACGACACCAGATCACCGAGCACGGACGATTCCTTGCCCGCGCCTTTCGTCGCCGCCGCCAGATCCGTCAAGGCTTTCGGCGCTTGCTGGCCGAGTGCCTGATACTTCGCGATAGCCTCGGTGACAGTGGCGTTGACGCGCGCCTGCTCGCGCGCCGTCAGCGTGGACGCCCCGCCCACGCGCGCGACGGCCTCGGCCATGAGCGTGGCTTGCTGGATCGTCTTGGTCCCGCTCAGACTATTCGCCATACGGGTCAGCGAGCTTTCAACCTTGCCGGCGCCCGTCTCGAATGAGCGCAGCGAGACCTCCGCCTTCTGGACGGCGCTGTAAAAATCAGAAAAGTCCGCACTAAAGCGAGCCGAGACAGCCACAGGTTTATTCGTCCTTTCGGCTCAACATCTCGATCAGCGCGCCGTACACGTCCACCGGCAACTCACCGACCCACTCGTACCGCCAGCCCATCGCCCTAGCCACACGCAGATCGCTCTCTACGGTGTCGCGCCACTCAGGACGTTTTTTCTCATCGCCCGCGCCTTCTCGACGCCGTCTTCGTACGCGTCAATCGCCGCGATCAGCTCGGCAAAGGTCTCCGTGTCCAGCCCATTGATCGCGCCTTCGCTGACAGGCACGGGTGCCCCGGCCGCATCCACGAACGACCAGCCGACGATGTAGGCGACGAGCTTCGTCAGCCCGACCTGAGCCGGGTCGAGCGCGAACCGCACATCACCGGCATGAACATCCTTCGTCATGCCAGCGAACACTGCCCGCTGCTCGCCCGCGTTCAGTTCTTTCTTGACATCGATGAACGCCCCATCGACCTCAGCTTCGGCCAGATTCGCTGTCAATGCCGGCAACATAGCCACTTCGTCTTTCGTGGCCTTTCCAGCAGCGATCTGTTCTTCAAGCTTGCGTACGCGACTACGATGAACATCGACGAGATAGAGCCGGACGGTCTCCGGCTGGACGAATCGACACCGCCCCATACACTCACCCCCGTGGGCCAAGCACCGCCGTGAGCGATGCGCCCTCCATCTGCAACGTCTCGACTCGCCACGTCCACGCCCCGCCGTCATACGGCGCCGTGAACGTCAGGGGCCGTTGCGAGACCCCAAAGGCATCGTGCCTCACCACCGTCGCCGTCAAGATGCGCGCGCCGGCCTCGTGCGCCAGCGTCCAGTCGCGGAGGTCCGCCACCGTGCGATAGCCCCAGCGCACTGACCCCGCGACACCCGACATCGTGATCGACGACGGCATGGTCTAAGGCTTCCTGCTCCATGTGCCATTGGCCACGAACGAGCCCGACACTGTGACCGCGCCCTTGACATCCGTCGCAATCGACGCGCTCACCCACGCTGGCCCGTAGTGGTACACCGTCGGACACAGCGAACTCGGGTAGAGGTAGAGCTTGATCCCATCCGACGACTCGGCGGCATCGAACAGCGCGTCCGCGCCCGAGTCGAAGTACCCGGCGATCGTGCCCTTGATGTCCGGCAACCCCTGGACGTACACCTTGTTGGTGTCACCGAAGGCCGTCACTTCGACGGTATCGGTGGCTCGGTCCAGGGTCCACGAACTCAGCGAGATCATCACGACGGCCACGCCGGTCCCGTCCGGGCTGCCGTAGATGACCGATTTCCCACCGTGATAAGGTGCCCGCGACATGTGTGACTCCTACGCTGCCTGTGATTGCAGCAGTGTCTCTAAGTCTCCGATGACACGGGCCGCACGTTCGACCCATGACGACTCGGCCACACAGGCCGGAAGCTGTGCCGCAATCCTGGCCCGACCATCTGGGTCGGCCAGCCAGCGCCGAATGAGCGCCGATGCTTCAAACGCCGTCGAGAACGTCGGCACGAGATCGCCGAAGATTTCCGTCACTTCTGCCCGCGCCGTGGACAGATGAAACGCCCCACAGCGCGCCAGTTCATACGCCCGAGGGTTCAGGCTCTCGGCTTCCCCAGCTGCGATCCGCGGCGCCTGCCGGCCCCAGCCTTTCGACGTGCGGTAGAGGTTGAGCCCGATCTTCGCCCGGCGATAGAGCGCGGCCGTGGCCGCGTTGTCCGTCACACCGCCAACCAGAAACCGATGCAACCGATGACGCTTCGTCAATCCCTGCCACGAGCCGTACAGCCCGAGGTCGATCCCCGTCCAGTCAATCGAAGTCAGCCAGTCGATCCGGTCCTGAAAGCCTGATCCCACGAACACGACATCATGCGCGCGCACGAGATCATCGCCCGGCTGTGGGCCTTCCCGATGGCGCTCGGGATGCCACGCATGGGGCAGATAGCCCGCCCGCGAATTGACCGCGCGGAACGCTTCGACAGAGGACCGCTCATTCGTCCAGCACCCATCGACCATCTTGGCGACCTCGAGCTCCTTCGCCTGGTCATACGGCGACTCAGTAAACAGGATCGCCACGCGCAGTCCGGCCCGCGTCATCAGCGTGATCACGTCGGGATGCAGGAACATGGCCGACACGACGAGGACCACGTCCACCTGATGTCGGAGTCCGCGCTCGAGGGCCCCGACGCCCGCCTGATAGAACACGTCGGCATGGTTCGGTTTCTCGATCGCTGGGTTAACCTTCTTCGTGCGCCGCCAGTTGTAGTAGAGCCAGCGCGACGAACGGTCGATCCGCACGTCGAGGTTGTAGTCCACGATCTCGACGCCGTGATGCGCGAGTCCGTAGCGCAGGCCGGCGGAAACGTCCGCGGTGGACCATGACGCGCCAGGGTGGATCAACAATGCGCGCAACTAGACCTCCGGCTTTCTCGCGTCCAAACCGCATTGATAGAAAGCCCCCACCGGAATCCTCGGATCGCGGTAGCGGTCAATCTCACCAGTGACCACGAAGCCCGCCGCTTCCATCGCCCGCCCCAGCGTGCCAAGGTCAAACGCCCACAGGTGTGGCGATTCGTCGCTCGGGTCGGCCGTGTGGTAGAGAAACAGCGCGCACACGTCGTCAAGGTCCGCGATCGCGTGATAGGTGTTGACGGGATACTCCACGCAATCGAGCGCCCCGGCCAGCCACCGCGTCATGACTTCGCGCGTGTCCGGCACGACGATCCCCAACCGCCCGCCCGGCGTGAGGCAGCGGAAACACTCGGCCAGAAACTCGCGGCCATCCTCGCGCGTCAGATGCTCCAGGAAATGCCCAGCATAGATGTCATCCAGCGAGTCATCGTCGAACGGCAGCGGCGGCACGGCCTGATACACGTCCGCGATGGCGCGCGGGTCGGCGTCGAGGTTCTGCCAGTAGAGCAAAGGAAACTGCCCACACCCAACATTCAGCCGGCGGCTGGCCTTCGCCTGCTCGACCGGATCAAGCGTGTCGGGACGCTGCATCAGCCTCATAGCTGCGAACCACTTCGTACCGTCCCATAAGTTCCATCGTGAACCCATGAGCGAGATATTCGGAATCTTTGCAAAAACACCGGCATTGCACCTTTTTACCAAGAATCGAGATAGAGGTGTGCCAGACCCCATCGCACTCGACAACATGGTTGTGACCGCGATAGATGATGTTCATGACGTGGGCGCCACCACCACCTGATACATCCCTCCGCGATGCTGCCAGCGAATGTCCTGATCCACGGAATCGACCTCGGTATAGCGCACGCGCTCCGTCCGCCGCGTCAGTAAGTGCCCGTAGCCAGTGATCGTCAGCGCCACATCTTGCAGCAGCGTGTCGATCCGCGCCGCCGCCGTTTTCACGGTCGCGCCGCTCGTGCTCCGGTCCACCGCCTTGATCAGATAGGTGAACGTTTCCCACACCCGCCCGTCGAACACGTAGTCATCCTCATGGGCCATCTGCGAGACGATCACGAACTTCGTTTCTCCGCTCGCGCTGATGTCCATGAACACGCCATCGGTCATGAGCGCCATCAGGGTCGCATCCCCAGAGAGTTTCGTCACGACCGCCGCGTCCACGTCGGAACTATCGGACATCGCCCGTCACCTGGAAGCCCTCACGCCGGAGCATCGCCATCAGCTCGTCGTACATCTGCCGCCGACGCCGAATCGCAACAGGGACCACGGTCGGCTTGCCGGGCACGCGGTTTCTTCCGCCGAGCTTGAGCTGCTTTGTCATGTGCCCGTACTCATACAGATGCGCGTGTGGAGCTGTGCTCCTCACGCGATACGCAACACCGAAAGTCCCGGCTTCGTCTTTCCTAACTTTGACGCCATCTTTGAGATTGCCCGTCACGGTCGGATACTTATCCAC